ACCACTTGGAGGTAGTCAAGAACCTATATATGAAGGTGAAGAGGGAGATGGAATAGACCCCCGCAGACTCGATTTAGCAGAAAGGCAAGAACTCGAAATAGCTGCTCGCGAAGAACTTGCTGAAATCGAAAAGCGTTTAAAGAGCACAAAAATAACAACCGAACAAAGGTTGACAAAAGAACAGATTCAAGATATTGAATCACAAGATGTTGAAAACATCAAAGATTAAAAGAAATATGGCTGTGCAAGTTTACTTGCATGGCCGTATTTATTAAGACAAGCGTAGCGCGTCAGTAATAAACACTAATAATACCTTGATATATTAGTGTTTATTGACACTAAAGAGTTACATTTGGTTAGTGAATAGTCAAAATGTAGCGTAGCGAAAGACTGACAATGAACAAAAACAAAAAAAAACGATTGTGTCACAAAAAAAAATAAAACAATGGGAAATCTAGATTCATGGTTACAATTAGGAGCTAGTATATTAAATACAGGCTCACAAGTATATACAAACGCAAAAAATAGGCAATGGGCATTAAAAGATTGGCAAATGCAAAATGCATATAATTCACCAATACAACAAATGCAAAGATATAAGGAAGCGGGACTTAACCCGAACCTTATTTATAAACAAACAAATGAAGCAGGAGCGGTAAGGACAACTGATGCAATAGCACCAAAATTAGACCCAGACGCATTATCAATATTGGGTAAGTCTAATAAATTAAAGTTACAAGATTTATCTATGCAGACAGCTGCAGCTCAATTAGAGCAAACCCAGGCAAATATTGCAAAAACAAGAGACGAGGCCACATATATTCGCTCAAATACTGATTGGCGAAATTTACAAAATGAAATAGGCAGAGGAACAAAAGAGCAATTAATGGCAAAGCCAGCTATTGAAAATAATCAATCAATAGCAAGAACAAAAAATATTCAAGCTGATACTAACCTTAAAATTGACCAATTAGATATTAATTCATTAAAGAAAGAACAATTAAAGGGAGAAGTTCAAAAACTTACAACATCTAATGAATTTATTAGAAAAGAAAAAAATCAACAATTAGCAATTCAAAATGCTATGGAAAAATCTATAAAAGTTGCAACTGATTTAACAAGAAAGAAAATAGTTTCTGAAGATTTTAACCAGCAGTCAATTTATTCACAAATGAGAACCGCTGCAATTAATGCTTATAAAGAAAAAGACAATGACGTAGATATGTCATGGATAGATAAAGCTGTTAATATTGGCTCTTTATTATTACCATATGGAGCTGCTAGATTATTACCTAAATTTGTACCTCAATTTAAAAAATAATGAGAATATATACACAAGATGAAATTATTAGATTAATTCGTTGGTATAATAATTCAGATATTAATGAAAAAAAGTTATTAAGACCATATATTGACCAAGCTATGGTAAAGTATTTTTCTAACAAACTAAAAACAAAAAAATGCGAAGACGAAACTCATATCGCCGCTCATCTAGAAAGCGCGGTTATGGCAAGCGTAAAGTAAGCCGAACATACTATGTATCACGCGGCGGAATTAGACTATAACAAAAGGGGGTTAGTCACCCCCAATTTAAAAAATTAAAAACAAAAACAAAATGAAGCCGAATTTATTTAATTCGATTAAGCTGCAAAGACCAAAAAAGAATGTCTTTGACCTCACCCATGACGTAAAGTTATCAGCAGAAATGGGCAATTTAACTCCAATTTTAACACTGGAATGTGTACCCGGAGACAAGTTTGATTTAGGATGCGAAAGTCTTATTAGATTTGCACCAATGATTGCACCTGTAATGCACAGAATGGATGTAAGTATGCATTATTTCTTTGTTCCAAACCGTATTTTATGGCCTAATTGGGAAAAATTTATTACAGGAAACGAAGAAGTAGTAGCACCATATGTAGGTACTTATTCAACATGGTCAGCATCAGTAAAGAAGTTTATGGATTATATGGGTGTTCCACCTAATAATGTATCAAATGATGTTCAACAAAATGTTAGTGCTTTACCATTTGCTGCCTATCAATGTATTTATAACGAGTATTATCGAGACCAAAATTTAATTGCTCCAATAGATTATAAATTATCAGATGGTGACCAAGGTTCATCTACTGAATTAGCTAATAGATTATTAACATTACGTAAAAGAGCATGGGAACATGATTATTTTACTGCTTCTTTACCTTTTGCTCAAAAAGGTGCTGCAGTAGATATTCCATTAGGAACTATTACAACTCCTTATGCGAAAATTGAAGGTACAGGTGGATATGATGTCCCAAATACTTCAGGAGGAAATTATTCAGTAGACAATGCCCCATCACCATTAACAAATGGTTTATATGCACCCGGTACAACTGCAGAAGTAGAACCTACAACAATTAACGATTTACGCCGTGCATTTAGACTACAAGAATGGTTAGAGAAAAATGCAAGAGGTGGTACTCGTTATATTGAAAGTATTTTAACACATTTTGGTGTTAAATCATCAGATAAACGTTTACAAAGACCTGAATATATAACAGGAGTAAAATCACCTGTAGTAATAAGTGAAATTGTAAATACAACAGGACAAGATGGTGGTTTAGCTCAAGGTAATATGGCAGGTCATGGTATTTCAGTAACATCAGGTCGTTCAGGTTCATATTATTGTGAAGAGCATGGATATATAATAGGAGTAATGTCAGTAATGCCAAAAACCTGTTATCAACAAGGTATTCCAAAAACATATTTAAAAACTGATAATTTGGATTATTATTGGCCTTCATTTGCACATATTGGTGAACAAGCAGTTACTAATAATGAAATATATGCTTATACAAATACTAATGAAGATACATTCGGTTATGTACCACGATACGCAGAGTATAAATATATGCCATCAAGGGTAGCTGGTGAATTTAGAGATGATTTAGATTTTTGGCATTTAGGAAGAAAATTTGATACACAACCAGCATTATCCGGAGAATTTGTATCATGCACACCCACAAAAAGAATTTTTGCGGTATTAGAAGGACCAGGTTCAGAAGCAACAGATAGTTTATACTGTCACGTATTAAATAAAATTAAAGCTGTCAGACCAATGCCTAAATTTGGTACACCAATGTTTTAACCATGAGTAGTAGGTGTATAACTCCTTTCTATAAGAAAGAACAAATAAGAGGAGAACATATACCCTTTCCTTGTGGAAAATGCCCCCCATGTAAGAAAAGACGTACTTCAGGTTGGTCTTTTCGATTAGTTAAAGAAGGAGAGCGGAGTTTATCCGCTCTCTTTATAACCTTAACTTATGATACACAATATGTTCCAATAACATCGAATGGATATATGTCATTAGATTTAAAAGACTTACAAAAATTTTTTAAACGATTAAGAAAATTATCAGATGAAAAACTTAAGTATTACGCTGTTGGAGAATATGGCAGCAACAAAAAACGCCCGCATTATCATATCATTCTTTATAATGCTAATAAAGACCATATTGCAAGGGCTTGGGCTCTTAATAATAAGTCTATTGGTACTTACCATATTGGTAATGTTAGTGCTGCCTCTATTGGTTATACCCTCAAATACATGAGTAAAAAATCACAAATTCCTATGCACAAAAATGATGATAGAAAAAAGGAATTTAGTGTTATGTCAAAAGGACTAGGTAGTAATTATATAACTGAAGCAATGATAAAATGGCATAAAAACAATTTGGAACAACGTATGTATGTTCCAATAGAAGACGGTAAAAAAATTGCAATGCCACGTTATTATAAGGATAAAATGTATAATGAAGAAGAAAAGGATAAAATAGCTAAATACATGGTTAAAATTAGCGAAGAATTAGATTTAAAAATATCACAAGAATTCAGCAGTTTTACTGAACAGGAAAAAGTAATATCTGAAAGACATATTTTTGCATTTAAAAAAATGGAAAAATTAGCTGAATTAGAAAGAAAAACAAACAATTTATGAAAGTACGTAACATGTTTAATGCTAAAGAATATAAAGACGATGAAGTCTTTACTGAACCGTCACAAACGGTACCAGACCAAGCATTAACAATAAGAGAAATTTTAAAAAGATATGCAAGTGGACAACCACTTGGAGGTAGTCAAGAACCTATATATGAAGGTGAAGAGGGAGATGGAATAGACCCCCGCAGACTCGATTTAGCAGAAAGGCAAGAACTCGAAATAGCTGCTCGCGAAGAACTTGCT